GTAATTATAAAGTATAGATTAAAAAACAAAAAAACTATTATTTGTGAATTCAGCGGTGATTTTCACGGAATAATTGAGCTTACTAAAAAAGAATAAAATTTGAAAAAAATTTGGGAATGGCTAAGCGGTAACGTTATCAAAGATGTTGGTAACGTTATTGACAAGCTTACAACTACAGACGAAGAAAAGCTTCAGATTAAGAAAGAAATTCAAGTCATAGTTGAAAAAGCTGCAGCTAGTGCAGAAGACCAAATAACAAAACGCTGGGAATCAGATATGACATCCGATTCGTGGCTTAGTAAAAATACGCGCCCTATGGCTCTTATTTTCTTATCGTTTATGGCCATAGCTTTTATATGGGTTGATAGTCATCACGAAATTTCATTTACTGTAGAACAGGAATGGATAGAATTATTAAAACAATTATTAACAACCGTGTACGTAGCATACTTTGGTTCACGCGGTTTTGAAAAGTATAAATCAATAAGTAATAAATAAAAAAGATGAGTAAATTTCCAATAGATACCGGTATAGCCGGCAAAGCAATGGCAGCAACGGGAATAGTGGGAACACCTAATGGTATACCCGCATGGCCTTTTGAAAATCAAACAGGTACTTACGGTAACCTTTTAAATGGCTCTGTTGTATGGTATAATGCATTAACGGAGACTGGCGCTCAAATAAGTGTTATACCAGCAGGCACTTCAAAAGCTTCTTTAGAAGTAAAAACAAATGCTGATTTCACTATATTAACTGCGGGTTCAGGATATACTGGTAATACAGAATTAAATACAACGGATTCAAATCCAAGAAGCGGCACACTTGTTAAAGTTAAATTAACAGTTGACGGCAGCGGTGTTGTAACAGCCGTTGAAGTAACAGACGGAGGTTCGGGCTTACAAGTAGGCGATATCCTTACGGTTGATGAAGCGGGTAGAGCTGTAGGTTCTACAGACTGTACTTTAAAAATTACAAAAGTTCAAAGAGGTATACCTACTGTAGACGAAGCTGTAGAATTTAAAGTACAAGGATGTGGTGTATTGCCTATAGCAATAGATTATATAGCAGCTATTAATAACATTACCGCTACAGAGCTAGTTATATGTAAATAACTAATATATAAGTAACTATATTAATATAAACAATTAAATAAAATCAAATTATGAGTAAAGTAAAAGAAATGGTAAAAGCAATGATTACTGAAGAGCAATTAAAAACTGTTCAAGAACAACAAGCTAAGTTAACTGAAGGTTTAAGAACTTTAGGTGTACTAGATGTTCAAAAACAAAACATTCACGGTCAAATAGCAGAATTATCTAAAGAAATCGAAGCCACTAAAAAAGAATTAGAAGACGAATATGGTCAAGTTAATATTGACTTAAAAGACGGTTCTTATACTGAGATCGAAAAAGAAGATGCAGAATAATATAAGAAAAATTAGTATAGGTTCTGATTATAAAAATGATGCTATGCATTACTCGGTTGGTCAACAAGTTTATGGCGGACACGAAATATCGCACATTTTATTAAATGAATCTGATGGTTCTTATAATATTCACATTAAAAAAAACAACGAGGTAATGCCATGGAAGAAGTTCAACTCTAACATGGCAATCTCTGTTGAGTATGACTTAGAGTATTGAAAAGTATATACGACTTTATTGTAGAACCGCTAGGCGATGAGTACAGTAATAAAATTAAAGTTGGTAACAAGCAGCTAATTGTAAATACAGGTATAGAAGATTTTAAATTTGTAAATAGGTTAGCTAAAGTTTTAGAAACACCCAAAGCTTTTAGCACAGGGATTAGAGCAGGCGATACAATTGTTATTCACCAAAATGTGTTTAGAACATTTTACAATATGAAAGGTGATAAGAAAAAAAGTAGATCTTGGTTTAAAGATAACTTATATTTTTGTGCTGCAGACCAAATATATTTATATAAAAATAGAACAGGTTGGAATTCGTTTAATGACAGATGTTTTATAACACCGATAAAAGACAAAGAGTCTTTAACATTGGAAAAAGAGCAAAGTCTTATTGGTATATTAAAATACGGCAATAGCTTCTTAAAAGCGCTTAATATTAACCCAGGCGACCTAGTAGGTTACAAACCTAATGGGGAATGGGAATTCTTAATTGAAGGTAAGCGTTTATATTGTATGAAATCAAATGATATTGTAATTAAGTATGAACACAAAGGAAACGAAGAAGAATATAATCCTAGCTGGTCAAATAGCTGTTGAAGAATTAATAAAGGTAGCAAAAGAACCTATTGTTGATTCTGATGATGACATATCAGCAGATAGACTTAAGAATGCTGCAGCTACTAAAAAGCTAGCAATATTTGATTGCTTTGAAATACTTAATCGAATTGAAGCTGAAGAAGATTTGTTAAATGAAAAGCCTAAAGAAGTAAAAGAAGAAAAGTCTTTTAGAGGTTTTGCTGAAGGTAGATCTAAGTAATGTACGAACAAACTTTATATAAAGTATTAAAAGACCATGTAAAGCCTAAAGTTCTTAAAAGAATGAATAGGTATAAAAAATGGGAATATGGCTATAACGAAGAGCACGATCTTGTCGTTATAAGTAAAACAGGTGAGATAGGAGAAATATACGAAATACAAAACTTAAAAATAGCTTTACCTAAAAAAGCTAATGTAGTCGAATTTGAAAATGATAAATGGACTTATTCTGAATACCCAAAAGAATTAAAAAAAATTAAATCTGTATTTGACTGGGAAGAATACCCGTTAGATTTTAAAGAAAAATGGTATGACTATATTGATGAAGAATTTACACGACGCGAAGAAGGCTTTTGGTTCATTAGCAAAGGCATTCCTACTTACATTACTGGCACTTATTATATGTACTTGCAGTGGAGTAAGATTGACGTCGGGCAACCAGACTTTAGGGAATCGAATAGATTATTCTACATATTTTGGGAGGCATGCAAATCCGATACCAGGTCATATGGAATGTGTTATCTTAAAAACCGTCGAAGCGGATTTTCATTTATGTCCTCAGCTGAATCGGTCAACCTTGCTACAATATCAACGGATTCACGGTTTGGCATATTGTCCAAATCTGGTGCCGATGCTAAAAAGATGTTCACAGATAAGGTCGTACCTATTTCCGTCAACTATCCCTTCTTTTTCAAACCGATCCAGGACGGTATGGACAGGCCAAAGACCGAACTCGCGTACAGAGTCCCTGCCTCCAAGTTCACCCGTAGAAAACTTGAAGCCAATGAGAAAACCCAGGAGATTACCGGCTTGGACACCACAATCGACTGGAAGAACACCGGCGACAACGCCTATGATGGGGAGAAACTCAAACTCCTCGTCCACGATGAATCCGGGAAATGGGAAAAACCCAACAACATCCTCAACAACTGGCGTGTTACGAAAACCACCCTTAGATTAGGTAGTAGAGTAATTGGTAAGTGTATGATGGGATCAACATCAAACGCTTTAGATAAAGGAGGTAGAAATTTTAAAAAGCTATACGATGATTCGGATGTTACAAAAAGAAACGCCAATGGACAGACTCGTTCAGGACTCTATTCTTTGTTCATACCTATGGAATGGAACTACGAAGGATACATTGATTCTTATGGCTTACCTGTATTCAATACACCAAAAAAAGAAGTAGAAGATCCACACGGGGTAAAAATAACACAAGGTGTAATAGAGTATTGGGACAATGAAGTTGAAGGTTTAAAAGATGATCAAGATGGTTTAAACGAATTTTATAGACAGTTTCCACGTACAACTAAGCACGCATTTAGAGACGAGTCTAAACAATCTTTATTTAATTTAACTAAAATATATCAACAGATTGATTATAATGACTCATTAATTATGGGTCAAAATATAACTCAAGGATCGTTTTCTTGGCATAACGGAATCAAAGATACCAAGGTAATTTGGACTCCAGATAAAAGAGGAAGATTTTTTGTATCTTGGTTACCAGAAATGTCGTTACAAAATAAAGTAACAATAAAAAATGGGAGGAAATATCCAGGGAACGAACACATTGGATCGTTTGGTTGTGACTCTTATGATATTTCTGGAGTTGTTGTAGGGAAGGGATCTAATGGTTCTTTGCACGGTATGACAAAGTTTAATATGGATAACGCTCCAAGTAATGAGTTTTTTTTAGAATATATAGCACGTCCTCAGACTGCAGAAATATTTTTTGAAGAAGTATTAATGGCTTGTGTGTTTTATGGGATGCCAATATTGTGTGAAAACAATAAACCTCGATTACTCTATCATTTTAAAAATAGAGGTTATAGAGGGTTTAGTACAAATAGGCCTGACAAAACATTTAATAAATTATCCAAAACAGAAAAAGAATTAGGTGGTATACCAAATTCAAGTGAGGATGTAAAACAATCTCACGCTTCTGCAATAGAATCTTACATAGAAAAGCATGTAGGTTTAGATTTAGTTCAAAATTATAGAGATAGTGATGAGATGGGTGTAATGTATTTTCAAAGAACATTAGAGGATTGGGCAAAGTTTGATATTAACAATAGAACTAAGTTTGATGCTTCTATAAGTTCAGGGTTAGCAATCATGGCTAATCAAAAACACTTGTATACCCCAGCTAAAGAAAAATCGAAAATAAGCATTAACTTTGCAAGATATAATAATAAGAATTCAGTTAGTCAATTACTTAATAAATGAAAGACGTAAAGATACAAGTAAATGCCTCTGCCTTTCCAGACCAATTTGTTTCAGATTCTGTTAAAGACACAATGGAGTTTGGACTACAGGTTGGGCAAGCAATACAATACGAATGGTTTAGGAGAGATAGTGGTTCTTGTAGGTTTTATTCA